GGCTGATGAGTCCACCGAAGAGGTGGACGAGTGAACATCACCCTGAAAGACATACCCAAGATATTGCCCAAGCTCACACAGGCAAAGCAGGAGATACTGCTCGCTGAGTTGGAGAAGTTAGAGAAGCTCAAGACCCAAGACTTGGCGCGCAGGCGGTTCTTAAAGTTCGTAGAACAGGTTTGGCCGTCATTCATAGGAGGTAGACATCATGCAAAAATGGCAGATGCCTTCGAACGCGTTGCTCGTGGTGAGTGTAAACGGCTCATTATTAATATGCCACCGCGACACACAAAGTCGGAGTTCGCCTCTTACCTGCTCCCTGCATGGTTCCTCGGACTTAACCCCGGTAAGAAGATTATCCAGTGTTCGCACACGGGTGAGTTAGCTGTAGGCTTCGGACGTAAAGTGCGTAACTTGGTCGATACAGAGGTCTACCACGAGACATTTCCAGACCTGAAGCTAGCTGCAGACTCTAAGGCGGCTGGCCGGTGGAATACGTCGAAAGGGGGTGATTATTTCGCTATCGGTGTGGGCGGTGCGGTGACTGGTAAAGGTGCTGACGTGCTCATCATCGACGACCCGCACTCCGAGCAGGAAGCTGCCATAGCGGAAACTAACCCGGACATCTACGACAAAGCATATGAGTGGTATACATCTGGTCCGCGTCAGCGTCTCCAGCCGGGTGGTGCCATTATTGTTGTGATGACGCGGTGGTCGAAGCGCGACCTGACCGGGCAGATATTAAAAGATGCGGCTGCTAACAACAGCCTCGACGAGTGGGAAGTCATTGAGTTTCCAGCGATTTTACCCAGCGGCAACCCACTGTGGCCTGAGTTCTGGGAACTGGAAGAACTCGAAAAAGTAAAAAGGGATGTGCCTAACTCCAAGTGGATGGCGCAGTATCAGCAGAACCCAGTAAGTGAAAGCGCCGCCATCGTGAAACGTGAATGGTGGCAGGAGTGGGAAGGTGATGACCCGCCTAGCTGTGACTTTGTGCTGCAGGTGTGGGATACGGCCTTCGAGAAGACCAGCCGAGCTGACTATTCAGCGTGCACTACATGGGGTGTGTTCTACCATCCGGACAATAACGGCATAACGCAGGCCAACATCATACTACTAAATGCCTTCCGTGACCGCATGGAGTTCCCAGAACTAAAAAGGGTAGCGGTAGAAGAGTATAAAGAGTGGGAACCGGACGGTGTCATCATCGAGAAAAAGGCGTCAGGTGCACCGCTCATCTACGAGATGCGGGCTATGGGCATACCGGTGCAGGAGTTCACCCCGACGCGGGGTAATGATAAAATATCTAAACGGGGTTGCGGACATTTTCGCATCAGGCCGTGTATGGGCACCAGCGACCCGTTGGGCCGAGGAAGTTATTGATGAAGTTGCAGAATTTCCCGCTGGCTCAAACGATGACTATGTTGATACAGTATCCATGGCACTGCATAGGTTTAGGCGTGGTGGGTACGTGACTACGAACCTAGACGAGCCCGAAGATATCGTGTATTTCAAGTCAAATCGCAATCAGGGGTACTACTAATGGCAGATGTTAAGGCACTTTTTCCTATCGGCAAAACTCAATGGGCTAAGTGGCGTCCGGAACAGCGGATTGCCTTCAATGAAACCTGCGCTGCAGGTGTGCCCTTTTCTGAAGCTGTTAAGTACGTAAACGGGTTGCAGTTGGTCGAAGTTAATATCGCCCCTAAACCTAAGAAAAAGAACGTGTTTGACATCATCGAGGACGTAGCGGAAACCGCAGTTCGCGTGGCGGAAGTAGCAGCAGTGGTATCACCTGCGGTATCAGTGGCAAAAGTCATGGTGAAATCCGTCACTAAAAAGAAAGCCAAGTAAATGGATATCGACAAGTCGCTTAATCAAGCCCCTATAGGCCTAGACTTTGACCAAACCGAGATGGAGGGGGGAGAAAGTCCAGACATCGAGATTGAGATTGAAGACCCTGAGAGTGTCGATATTGGCATAGATGGGATGGAGATTGAGATTGACCCGAGTGAGGACGAGGGCGACTTCAACGACAACTTGGCTGAAGACTTGGACGAGAGCGTGCTTACGCAGCTTGCTGGCGACCTGATTGGTGAGTTTGACGAGGATATCAGCAGCCGCAAGGACTGGATACAGACTTATGTAGACGGGCTTGAGTTGTTGGGTATGAAGGTCGAAGACCGTACGGAACCTTGGCCGGGAGCCTGTGGTGTACATCACCCACTGCTGGCCGAAGCTGTAGTTAAGTTCCAAGCCGAGACTATGAGCGAGACATTCCCAGCCCAAGGGCCGGTGCGCACGCAGATTATCGGTAAAGAGACTACAGAGAAGAAGGACGCAGCTGGACGCGTCCAAGAAGATATGAATTACCAGTTGACCGATGTGATGGTCGAGTATCGCCCTGAACATGAACGCATGCTGTGGGGGTTGGGCCTTGCAGGAAACGCGTTCAAGAAGGTGTACTACGATCCATCACTCGGTCGTCAAGTTGCGATGTACGTTGCAGCAGAAGATGTAGTTGTGCCTTATGGCGCGTCCAGCTTGGAAGTCGCTGAACGCGTCACCCATGTAATGCGGAAGACCCCGAACGAGCTTAAAAAGCTACAAGCCAATGGGTTTTACCGTGATGTAGACCTGCCAGACCCTGTCAATTCGATGGATGAGGTCGAGCAGAAGATTTCGGAGCAGCTTGGCTTCCGTGCAGAGACCGATGACCGGTATAAACTGCTGGAAATGCACGTAGATTTAGTCATTGAAGACGACGACTACCGTGATGATACCGAGAATGACCTCGAAATTGCACTCCCCTACGTTATTACCATAGATAAAGAGACCGAAACGGTCCTTTCAATACGTCGTAACTGGAACCCCGATGACAAAAAGAAGCTTAAGCGCAATCACTTCGTACATTACTCGTACGTTCCGGGCTTTGGCTTCTACGCTTTTGGCCTTATTCACCTTATTGGTGCTTTTGCTAAGTCTGGTACCAGTCTTATCCGGCAGCTTGTTGATGCTGGTACTCTATCTAATCTACCGGGTGGATTCAAAACTAAGGGCTTGCGCGTCAAGGGTGACGACACCCCGATAAGCCCTGCGGAATGGCGCGATGTAGACGTAGCGTCGGGTACGATGCGTGATAACATCATGCCTCTGCCGTACAAAGAGCCAAGCCAAGTGCTCTACAGCCTCCTAGGGACCATCGTAGACGAAGGTCGTCGCTTCGCGGGTATGGCGGACATGAAGGTGTCTGACATGTCTGCACAGGCTCCTGTGGGCACCACGCTAGCTATTCTCGAGCGTACGTTAAAGATGATGAGTGCCGTTCAGGCACGTGTCCACTATGCGATGAAGCGGGAGTTCCAGCTTCTTAAGGGCATCATCCGTGATTATACGCCAGCTACGTACAGCTACGAGCCAGAAGAAGGCGGTCGTAGGGCCAAGAAGTCTGACTATGATAACGTCGAGGTTATCCCTGTATCTGATCCTAATGCTGCCACTATGGCGCAGAAGATTGTACAGTATCAGGCTGTTATCCAGTTGGCACAGGGCGCGCCGCAAATCTACGACCTGCCCTACCTACACCGTCAGATGCTCGAGGTGCTAGGTATCAAGAACGCGCAGAAGCTCGTACCACTTAAAGATGGTGACGACATGAAGCCGCGTGACCCTGTGTCTGAAAATATGGATGTCATTAACGGTAAGCCCGTCAAGGCGTTCCTATACCAAGACCACGAAGCACATATTGCAGTGCACACAAGCGCTATGCAAGACCCCAAGGTCGCGCAGCTTATGGGCCAGAACCCCAACGCACAGTCAATGATGGCTTCTATGCAGGCACACATCGCGGAACACCTTGCGTTCGAGTACCGTCGTCAGGTTGAACAGCAGGCTGGTGTGCCTCTACCTCCGCCTAACGCTGAGATGGACGAGGATACCGAATTGGCTGTCTCCCGTCTGGCCGCACAAGCAGCACAGCAACTGCTACAGAAGAACCAAGCTGAAGCCCAACAGCAACAGAACCAGCAAATGCAGGAAGACCCAATCGTCCAGATGCAACAGCAGGAACTTCAGATCAAACAGGGTGAGCTTCAGATCAAGCAGGGCGAACTCGAACTCAAGAAGCAAAGGCTACAGGTTGATGCGGCTGATAAGAACGACCGCCTCGAACTTGAGCAAATGCGCATCGAGTCTCAGGAAGAGATAGCTGGCCTAAACGTCGGCGCAAAACTTGCCACTTCCAAAAGTCAAATGGAAGCTAAGCAGGAAGAAGCAGGGCTACGCATGGGTATCGAAGTTGCCCGTGAGTATCTGCAAAGCGAACAACCCGTTCCCAACCAAGCAATGCCTAAGGAGAATGAATGACAAGTGAGTTACTGATGTACCTGTCAAAAAAGGTACAAGATGAGATTGCCGTGCTTAGCGACGACCTCGCCCGTGGTACCGCAAAGGACCATGGGGAATATAAATATGCCTGCGGGATCATCCGTGGGCTTATGATGACAAACAGCTTCATAGCTGAAGCTGCACAAAGGATGGAACAAGACGATGATTAATGAAGAGGACAAAACTCTGCCTGGTACTCCAGAAATCTTTCTGGCGACGGACGTAAACAATATTGGGGACTCAACAGTTCTACCTGACACAGACGAAAAGAAAGCCAAGCAGCTTCCAGACCCATCTGGATATCGCATCCTGTGCGCTATCCCAGAAGCCGAAGAGAAGACCGCTGGTGGTCTCTACAAGGCCGACTCGACCAAGCAGTTTGAAGAACTCACTACCCCAGTGCTTATGGTGCTGAAGATGGGTCCAGATTGCTACAAGGACGAGAAACGCTTCCCGTCTGGCCCATGGTGCCAAGAAGGTGACTTCATTCTGACCCGCCCAATGGCAGGTAGCCGTGTGAAAATTCACGGTCGTGAGTTCCGCATCATCAACGACGACAGCGTAGAAGGTGTTGTTGAAGACCCACGGGGCATTTCCCGCGCTTAACGGACGTAACCCGTACAAAGGAGAATGACATGAGTATGGATGATAACGACGATTTTTCGTTCGAAATCGAAGACGAAACCCCCGTTTCTGAGGCTGATAAGCCCGAGATTGAAATTGAAGATGATACCCCCGAGGCAGATCGTGGCCGTGAGCCTATGCCGAAGGAACTTGTCGAAGAGTTAGAGGCTGATGAGCTTGAAGACTATTCCGACAAGGTAAAGACGCGTCTTAAGCAGATGAAGAAAGTCTGGCACGACGAACGCCGCGAAAAAGAGCGTGAGATGCGTGAAAAGGCAGAAGCCCTTTCCGTTGCACAGCGCGTTATTGAAGAAAACCGTAGGCTGAAGAGTACGCTTGCACAGGGCGAACAGTCCTTGATGGGCAGCTACAAGCAAACTGCGGACTTTGAGTTAAGTGAAGCGCGTCGTGAGTACCGTGATGCTTATGAAGCTGGAGATACTGATCGTGTTATTGAAGCTCAAGAGAAGCTAAATAAGGCGTCGTACAAGATACAACAACTTGAAAATTATGTTCCTGCTTTACAAGAGGAATATAACGAGGTAGAAATACCGCAACAGCAGGTGCAAATTCCGACGCCTGACCCTAAAACTATGGCGTGGCAAGAGCGCAATACGTGGTGGGGCACAGACCCGGAAATGACTGCATCTGCTCTTGGGCTTCACCAGAGGCTCATAAATGAACGTGGCCCGCAATTTGCAGGCACCGACGAATATTGGGGCGTCATAGACAAAACTATGCGTCGTCGCTTCTCCGAGTACTTCGGAGATGAAATGGATAATGGTGACACCAAACCCGCTGCACGCGAACAAAAAGCGTCATCGGTCGTCGCTCCAGCCTCACGTACACGGTCCCCCAAAAAGATTGTGTTGAAACAGTCCCAACTGGCAATAGCAAAACGTCTAGGCTTAACGCCTGAACAATATGCCCGTGAACTAATGAAGATGGAGAAATAAGATGACTAATGTAGCTGAAAACAAGGTAGGCGCAGATCGCGCTCCCCGTGAAACTCGTGCAGAAGCCGAACGTCCTAAAGTATGGCAACCAGCATCACTGCTGCCAGAACCGGATAAGGAAGCAGGATACGCATATCGTTGGATACGTGTATCGTCGATGGGTAAGAACGACGCTAGTAACATCTCCGCCAAGTTGCGGGAAGGTTGGGAGCCCGTTCGCATTGAGGAACAACCGCAGTTCCAGATGCTGGTAGACCCAGATAGCCGTTTCAAAGACAACATCGAAGTCGCAGGACTGTTGTTGTGCAAGGCACCAGAAGAACTGATGAAGCAACGTAAGGAATACTTCGCTGCTAAAAACCAGTCTCAGATGGACTCCGTGGATAACAACTTCATGCGCGAGAACGACGCTCGTATGCCACTCTTCCGTGAGAAACGGTCTACGACGTCATTTGGCAAAGGCAAATAGCTAAAGGAGCTATAAAATGGCATACCCTAGTGTTGAAAGCCCATACGGGCTAATTCCGCAGAACCTGATTGGCGGTCAGGTATTCGCTGGTGCTACTCGCCAAATCCCTATTGCTGCAAGCTACGGCACCTCGATTTTCTTCGGGGACGTTGTTAAGTTGGCAGACACAGGTACTTTGGTAAAAGAAACCGGCACTGCATCTGCTACGCCTGTTGGCGTGTTTCTTGGTTGCTCGTTCACCGATCCGGTGTTCGGTAAGAGCTTCCGTCAGTCGTACCCATCGGGCACTACGGCTACTGATATCGTTGCTTACGTCTGCGATGACCCTGACACTTTGTTCAAGGTTGCTGTAGTTTCGTCGGGCACCACCATCGGTAACGTCGCTCGTACGGCTGTTGGTAACAACGGCACGTTGGTCCAGAACTCGGGTAACACCGCTAATGGTAACTCACGCGTCGCTATCAGCTCGACCACGGCGACGACTAACACGTTGCCGGTACGCATCATTGATGTTGTACCTGAGACATCACCTGCTGGTAACCCTGCTGCATTCACAGAGGTTATCGTCAAGTGGAACGCTGGTATGCACCAGTACAACAACGCAACTGGCGTATAAGGAGACTGACTAATGGCAATTTCACGCGCACAACTTCTTAAAGAACTGCTGCCGGGCCTGAACGCTTTGTTCGGTCTTGAGTACGCACGTTACGGCGAAGAGCACAAGGAAATCTACGACACTGAAACTTCCGAGCGTTCGTTCGAAGAAGAAACAAAGCTGTCTGGTTTCTCGGCTGCTCCAGTCAAGAACGAAGGTTCGGCCATCGCATACGACAATGGTCAAGAAGTCTTCACCGCTCGCTACAACCACGAAACGATTGCCCTCGGGTTCTCGCTCACGGAAGAAGCGATTGAAGATAACTTGTACGACTCCTTGTCGTCGCGTTACACGAAGGCACTGGCTCGCGCCATGGCTTACACCAAGCAGACCAAAGCTGCTGGCGTCCTGAACAACGGCTTCGACACCGACTATACCGGTGGTGATGGCCAACCATTGTTCTCGGCTTCGCACCCATTGGTTTCTGGTGGCACGAACTCGAACGTCCCAAGCACACCTGCTGATTTGAACGAAACGTCGCTTGAAGCGGCTGTAATTCAGATTGCAGCGTGGACGGACGAACGCGGTCTGCTTATCGCGGCTAAGCCACGTAAGCTCATCGTACCGCCAAGCCTGATGTTTGTCGCTACTCGTTTGCTCGAAACCGAACTCCGCGTTTCGACTGCTGACAACGACATCAACGCAATCAAGTCGAACGGCTCGATCCCAGAAGGTTACGCCGTAAACCACTTCTTGACCGACAACGACGCGTGGTTCTTGACCACCGACGTGCCAAACGGTCTGAAGCACTTTGTCCGTACTCCAATGAGCACGGGCATGGACGGTGACTTCGATACAGGCAACGTACGTTACAAGGCTCGTGAGCGTTATAGCTTCGGCTGGTCCGATCCACTCGGCATGTACGGCAGCGAAGGCGCAGCCTAATAAGTTTCCCCGAGAGCATGGCTCAAGGGAACGGGGGGAAGGGAGGAGAGAAATCTCTTCCCTTCTTTTTTATTTATGCTATACATACGCTACTAGGTGATTAATTCGTACCGACTGCCCTAGCAGACGTAGTAGAGACGGTACGAAGAAGTGCTACTACACAGGAGATTTTTAATGGCTATTACAACTTTCTCAGGTCCCGTCGCTTCGTTGAACGGCTTTCTAACTGGCGGTGCTGGTACCCCCGGTATCTATTCTGGCGCAGGCGCTCCTACGCTTACCGCTGCTCAGGGTTCGCTATATCTGCGTACCGACGGTAGCTCGACTTCGACGCGTGCGTACATCAACACTGATGGCGCAGGTACGTGGACAGCCATTACGACCGCAGCCTAATAGCTCTATAGGAGGGCTATATGGCCATGCAATATGATGTCAAAAATGTGCACGCGAACGCAAGCGGGAGTCTTGTAGGCTACCGCACACGCGTTAAAGGCATGGTGGTTACTTCGACTGGTGGTAGCGTCGGCTCCGTCCTACTTAAAGACGGCGGTTCTGGCGGTACAACGCAGATTGAGATTGATTTGCCTGCTACTGCGGCTTTCCACACTGTATATATTCCCGGCGAGGGCGTACTGTTCGAAACCGACGTGTACGCCACGTTGACGAACTGTTCAGTCTCCGTCTTCTACGGCTAATACACGATGGCTAAGACACCTGCTTGGACACGCAAAGAAGGTAAAGCGAAGTCTGGCGGGCTGAACGCCAAGGGTCGCGCATCCTACAACAAAGCCAATCCCGGTAAGCCGGGGTTGAAGGCCCCGCAGCCTGAAGGTGGTCCGCGCAAGAAGTCATTCTGTGCACGCATGTCGGGTATGAAGAAGAAGCTTACAAGCAAGAAGACCGCCAATGATCCTAACAGCCGTATCAACAAGTCTCTCCGGGCTTGGAAGTGCTGACATGGAAATGATGATATGGAACATCTTACTGAGCGCAGTGGTGGCGGTTATGGGCTTCTTGTTTAAGGGCAAGATTGACGAGTTGGACCGTATTGGCATCCTACTCAACAGGACTCGGGAAGAAATTGCCCGTGAGCACGTTACACGTGCGGAGATGACCACACTGGTCGATAAGTTGGGGGACCGGTTTGACCGGGCCTTTGAGCGTCTTGAAGCTAAAGTTGAAGAGATAGGGAAGACAAAGTCATGATGGATAAGAAGAAAAAGCCAGCGGTACTAAAACGGCCAATGCCGAAAGAACCAATCACAGGTGGTGCGGATACTGTGCCGTTGACCCCAGAGCGTAAAGAGTTCCTTAAAGAAATGGCAAAACGCAATGCTAAGCCGGGTATGGCTAAGGGCGGTTCCGCATCGTGTGGTATGGCTAAGGGCGGCAAGGCAACTAAGTTTGGTAAGGCTCTCGTCAAGAAGTCGGCTGACACCAAGGGTCGTGCAATGATGAAGTTCGCCAAGGGTGGCTCCATCGACGGTTGTGCTATTAAAGGCAAAACCAAAGGCAAGATGGTCTAATGCGCGCCTGTCGGGGCATGGGGGCTATGAACCCCTCTAAAATGCCGGGGGCGAAGACGATTCGTCGTAAGGATAACCCCGACGAGGTGACTATGTACGCTAAAGGCGGCGAGGCGAAGCTCGACATTTCGAAGGCCATTAAGAAGCCGGGTGCACTGCGCTCGGCTCTTGGTGCTAAGAAGGGCAAGCCAATCCCAGCCGGTAAGCTTGCTAAAGCTGCTAAGGCTCCGGGTAAATTAGGCCAACGTGCGCGCTTTGCGCAGATGCTCAAGGGTTTTAAGAAAGGTAAGTAGTATGTCTAGTTATGCTCCCATGCCTACGGGTGGTTTTGGTGGTCAGCCTCCTGCTGCCGGTACTCAATTTAACAAGCCGACTGGACCTCAGGTCCAGCAACCTATGGGTGGTTTTGGTGGTCCTATAACCACTTCGGGTGGCTATAACCCAATAACGCAACAGTTCACCCCCCCTAGCGTTGTCCAGCGTGGCCCAATGCAGCAGCCTATGGGTGGTTTCGGTGTTCAGCCACAGCGTATGCCCCAGCAACCTATGGGTGGTTTTGGTGGTCAACCCCAGCAGCAAATGGGCCAGCCTCCGGCATTTCGCAGCTTCATAGACAAAGCGAATCAGGGCCTTCAGAATGGTTTTGGCCAGCGGCCTCCTATGGGTCAGCAGCGGCCTCCTATGGGTCAGCAGGGTCAGCCTCTTGGCGGTATGCCGGGTCAGCTTGGCGGTCTTCGTCAGCAGCTTGGCGGTCAGCATTTTGACCAAATGCAACGGTATTCGCAAATGATGAACCAACAGCAGGGTCAACCTATGGGTCAGCCAATGCAAAGCGCCTACGGTGCGCTACAGCAGGGCGCTCAGCAGTTTGGTGGCGGTCAGCCTATGCAGTCGAACCCACAGCAGCAGCAAAGCGCATTATACCAACAGTTTGCGAACCAACAGCAGCAACCACTACAGCAGGCAGGTATCCTCGGTGCTCCTCCTCCTCCTCCACCTCCTGCGCCGGGTATGGCTATGGGCGGGCCTGTAGGTATGGCTCCACCTAACCCTTACGAGCAGCAGGTCGGCCAAGAAGACCCGCGTATGCAAGCCATGCGCTACATGCAGCAGATGAACTTCGGGGAATAAATGGCTCGGTCGGACGAACCTAAGTGGAAGCGCATTGTTGCTAGTGTAAAAGCTGGCACCAAAGGTGGTAACGCAGGTCAATGGTCCGCCCGTAAAGCCCAGCTTGCGACCCAGCGGTATAAGAAGTCTGGCGGCAGCTACAGCGGCCCTAAGACAGAAGCTCAGAAATCCCTGTCTAAATGGACCAAGGAGGACTGGGGAACCAAGTCAGGTAAGCCGTCTACGCAGGGTAAGAAGGCCACGGGTGAACGCTACTTACCTAAGAAAGCACGTGAGGCTTTGAGTTCGCAGGAATACTCTGCTACAAGCAAGGCTAAGCGCGAAGGCACTAAGGCAGGCAAGCAGTTTGTGAAGCAGCCTAAATCAGTCGCTGCGAAAACGGCACGGTTCAGGTAAACAATTAGCGTAAGGAAGAAGTAAGATGGCAAATGCTCTTTACCCGAAGTGGAAGGAACAACTCCTCCAGTTCACTGCAAACAACAACATGTCCTCGGGCACCGTGAAGGTCGCTCTGGTGGACACAGGCGTTTATACCTACTCATCGACAGACCAGTTCTGGACGGCAGTCTCATCGGCTTCGGTCGGTACGCCACAGACGATTGGCTCCAAGACCTTCACCAACGGTGTGTTTGATGGCGGCGACGTGACCTTCACGACTGTAACTGGTAGTTCGGTTGAAGCGCTTGTTATCTGGATTGACACAGGTACGCCCAGCACTTCTCCGCTGGTTGCCTACATCGACACCTCGGTTACGGGCCTTCCGGTTACACCAAACGGCGGCGATATAACAATTACTTGGAACGCTTCGGGTATCTTCGCTCTCTAATTTGGGAGGGCTTCGATGCCTATCGTCTATCGCTCTGATTTAGGTCGTCCTCTCACTTATGGTGAGATGGACGGCAACTTCTCCGACCTTGCGGAACGGACTGATCTCGCGTGGGCAGATATATCTGTAACACCGTCGGTCCAGTATGGTGTGCCGTCTACACCCGAATTAGAAGTGTGGAATGGTGGCCTATTAGCTTGGGCTTATTACCCAGATCAGCTTATGGAAGCGTATGCCAACTTCTCAATGCCTTATGATTGGGCACCGGGAACTGGCGTACGTTTCGGTATTAACTGGGCTGTTGGCAACACCACTACAACGGGCAATGTTAGGTTCTCACGGGAGTTTAGCGTCGGCAATCCCGGCGGGACATTTAGCGCAGCTACTGTGGGCGGTGGCCAGTCTATGGCTGTCGATGGTACGCCGTATAAATCCTACCAGTTGTTTAGCCCTAGTGCCTACCCCGGAACTAGCTTGCAGCCCAACACTACCATCGTCAATCGGTTCTTCAGGGACGGTACCAACGTGCTCGACACCTTTGAAGAGAAGATTTACATCCTTCAGTTCATGTTCTTTTACCAGCGCAACAAGTTCGGCTTGCCGAACTACATTCCGTAAGGTTTAGCCGATGGCGCTCGGCACCCCAATAGCAGGAACAGTAGCTTACTCGGCGTCAGGCGGCACGTCGGTATCTCCTGCGTATCCAACAGGCGTAGCCTCTGGCGACGCAGTCCTGCTTATTATAGGTCAGAAGCCAAGTACGGCTAATGGCGGCACGGTAACGACACCGACAGGCTGGACGCTACAAGACGCGCTTACGGGCGCTGGCGGTTACGGTACTACGCTTGGTGCGGACACAGGCAACACCAACCTCCGCATCTACAGCAAGAACGTTGTGCTCGGCACGGAGACGGGCACATTACCTGTCACGCTAGGTACGAACGGTGTTTCATGGGCCTTCATGGTCCGTATACCCTCGGGTACGGGGAGTATATCTTTTGGGTCGGCAGACGGGCAGCGTACAACTGCGCCTACGGCTGGCACTCCGTTTACGGTTGCATTGACCAATGGCGCAACGGCGACCAATTTCCAAGCAGGTGACGTTGCCCTCTGGGCGATGTGTATCCCTACTGACGTTACCACACCGGGTCAGTTTACCGCACCAAGTGTAACCGCTACAGGCGCTACGTTTGCTACTGCGGTCGAGCTTAATGAGCCTGACAGCGCTACGGGTAACGACATCGGCGGCTATTCGGCTTATGCGGTTGTCACAACAGGTTCCAGCACAGCTGCTCCCAGCGCAACGGTAACGGCAGCAGGCACAGTCACCAACGTCCGTGGCCCTGTTGTCATGGTGCGCTTGCGCGAGGTTACACCTCCAGCGCAGAACCTAACGCCAAACCTTTATACAAACACTAATCAATTCTTTACCCCCACTGTAGCTCAGGTTGCTCCAGCCCAGACGCTGATCCCAGCGCTGTACACTAACACAAATACCTTTTTCACACCCACCGCCACGCAAGCGTCACCAGCACAGACGCTGACCCCAGCACTCTATACCAACACAAACACGTTCTTTTCTGCGACGGTCACCGCTGGCGCGGTAACGCTGACCCCTGCACGCTACGACAATACCAACGTCTTCTTCACCCCTGCGGTCACTTCGACCCGCAACCTTGCACCTGCACGCTACGACAACACGAACACGTTCTTCGCACCTGCGGTCACCTCGACCCGCAACCTCACACCCGCCCTCTACACAAACACCAACATATTCTACAGTCCCGTTGTAAGCCAAGGCGAAGCCGTCCTCGCGCCTGCACTCTATACCAATACCAACACCTTCTTCACGCCGACCGTGGGCCGTGGCGCAGTCAATCTCGCGCCTGACCTCTATACCAACACAAATGTCTTCTACTCAGCTAATGTAGCCGCAAGCTACACACTTACCCCCGCTCGGTACGACAACACCAACGTCTTCTACAGCCCTACGGTCCTAACCACGCAGATACTGCTCCCTGACCTCTACACCAACACTAATACGTTCTATGCGGCTACAGCGACTGCTACCTACGACCTTGAGTTCCTAGATTACGTCGATCCGGGCTACGTTGACCCCGGATATATCGGCTTGGCCGTTGAGAACATTAACCAGTTCTTCACACCTTCGGTTGTTCCGGGGGCGGTAACGCTCGCACCTGCGCGTTACGATAATACGAATGTTTTCTACTCGGCTACGGTTGCCTCTACCGTTGACCTGACCCCAGCGCTGTATACCAACACAAACGACTTCTACTCGGCTACGGTGACGCCCGGTGCAGTTGATCTTGCACCTGCTCTGTTTGAGAACCAGAACGACTTCTTCTCTGCGACGGTTGAACCCGGCACGATCACGCTGCTCCCTGCCCGTTATAACAACACAAACACCTTCTACTCCCCGACGGTTGTCGTCATCCAGTACGTAGAGCCAGACCTCTTTACCAACACTAACACGTTCTTTACCCCTGCGATTTCGGGTAGGAAGACCCTACGCCCTGCGCGGTTCAACAACGTCAATGAGTTCTTCTCTGCTACGATAATACAAGAGCAGTTCGTAGTACCTGACTTTGTCGTTAACACGAACCGGTTCTTCCGCCCTGCGGTACGTGGTAGGTACACGCTAACTGCGCCCCTGACGGTTAATACAAACACGTTCTTCGGGCCTTCGGTAACTGCGCTTACGACGCTTCGCCCAGCGCGGTTCAATAACAGCAATACGTTCTTCACGCCGGTCGTGGTGCCACCAAACGCCACGGTTTCCCCAGCGCTGTTCACAAACACCAATATCTTCTACTCCGCACAGGTAATCCCCGGTGCTATTAACCTCACGCCCGCACGCTACGAGAACCTCAATGCGTTCTTTGCAGCGGATATATACCAGTTCTGGAACCTGCGTCCGCCGTTTCTTTTCAACCACAACACGTTTTTCCCGTTGGAGGTTTACCGTGGCATTCCGGGACCGAACTGGAACCCTGCTTCGATTGCTGGGAGTGATGGCTATACGAGCGATACGGTTGTCGCTACACCAAACTTTAACAGTGGCCCGCAGCCACCCGCGCCGAGCTTCACTAAGGATAACCAGACCGCAGTGCCCGACTGGACACCCGGATAGAGACACCCTTGCTGATTTGTGAGTAGTATGATATGTCCAATATACGTAGGTAGGACCAATTCTAATGACGACGACAGGTACTACGAGTTTTAATCTCGACCTTAATTCTCTCGTGGAAGAGGCTTTCGAGCGCTGTGGCGCTGAGCTTCGCACGGGTTATGACCTACGTACGGCACGGCGTAGCCTCAACTTGCTTACTATGGAGTGGGCTAACCGAGGTATTAACCTCTGGACAATCGACGAAGGCACAATCCCGCTGGTCCAAGGTATCGCTCAATATGGCTTGCCTGTAGACACGGTAGATATCCTTGACCACGTTGTGCGTACGGGGACTAGCCAAGGGCAGACTGACATTAATATCTCGCGCATCAGCGTGGATACCTACGCTACAATCCCGAACAAAAACGCGCAGGGACGCCCAATCCAGCTGTGGTATAACCGTCTCGGGGGCCAGACTGACCCAACCGGCGTGCAGTATCCGACTATTAACGTCTGGCCTGTGCCAGAGCAGAGCAATTTCTACACCCTAGTCGTATGGCGTCTGCGCCGTATTCAGGACGCTGGGACTGGCGTAAGCACGCAGGACATCCCCTACCGCTTCCTCCCTTGCTTAGTCGCAGGGCTTGCGTATCACCTCTCGAAGAAAGTTCCCGGCGCGCTCGAGCGCACAGGTATGTTAAAGGCTGAGTACGAGGAGTTGTGGCAACAGGCTTCTGACGAGGACCGCGAGAAAGCGCCTTTGCGTATCGCCCCTCGCCAGTATTTCCGGTGACCTATGCCTAATCGGTTCGCTTCTGGTAAATGGGCAATCGCTCAATGTGACCGTTGCAACTTTCGCTACAAGCTTAAGGAGCTTAAGCGACTCGTCATTAAGACGAAGAACATCAATATTCTCGTGTGCCCCACATGCTGGGAACCAGATCAGCCGCAGCTTCAGTTGGGTATGTACCCAGTGGATGACCCGCAGGCACTGCGCGACCCTCGTCCCGACAATAGCTATTACCAGTCTGGACTAAATGCTAACGGTAACCCTAGCGACGGTAGCCGTGAAATACAGTGGGGGTGGAACCCTGTAGGGCTAGATAATCCTTTGGGTTTATTTGGTCTCCCAAATACGCTATTAGGGGTAGGTCAAGTAGGGACCGTAACAGTAGAGACGGAGAATTAACATGGATAAGAAAGATTTAAAGCAGGACAAGGCTACCGCAGCGAAGGCCGTGCACAAGCACGAGCGCGCAATGCACAAGGGTAAGCCTTTGACCAAGATGGCCAAGGGTGGCAAGACCAACGCGCAAATGAAGGCGCTGGGTCGTAACCTCGCCAAAATCGCAAACCAGAAGTCGTCTTCGCGGGGTAAATAATATGGACTACAAACCAAAGACGGTGCCGATTGTGAAGAACAACTCGGGCTACCCAAACAACGTAGCTAACACCCAGACTGTGAAAACTCGTGGTACTGGCGCGGCTACTAAAGGTACGCATAGCAGCAAGAAACTGGGCTAATGAACTACTCAGAACTGTTCGAGACAATCAAAGGGTACGTCGAAAACGACTTCCCCAACACTTCATGGACCGGCCCGGACGGCTCCACTGCGGTTACTTTGACGTCTGTGGAACAGATCAACACGTTCATTGAACAAGCTGAAGAGCGCATCTTTAACACGGTGCAGCTGCTTGACCTCCGCAAAAACGTGACGGGTAACTGCTCTACTGGGAACAAGTATCTTTCCGTCCCGACTGATTGGCTGGCTAACTTCTCTATGGCCGTCATCGACGGTGACGGGAACTATGAGTACATGCTGAATAAGGATGTAAGCTACATCCGCGAAGCGTATCCCAACCAAGATACTCTGGGTAAGCCTATATACTACGCTTACTTTGACGAGAACTCTTACATCCTTGGCCCAACGCCAGACGACGAATACGGTATCGAGCTTCATTATTTCTACTACCCACCGTCCATTGTGACTGCTGGGACCACGTGGTTAGGTGACAACTTCAGTTCTGCTCTGCTTTATGGTGCGCTCATAGAGGCGTATATCTTTATGAAGGGTGAGCAGGATATTAACGCTGAGTATCAGAAACGGTACAACGAAGCGATGGCCATGCTCAAACAGCTTGGTGAAGGCAAGAACCGTCAAGATATGTATCGCAGCGGACAAGTCCGCTACCCTGTGAGGTAATATGTTTAACGGTCTTAGCGAAGTCGGTAATGTCACGGTCATGGCGACCGAAGGTCGTGGGTTCACGCCTGAAGAAGTTGCCGAGCGTGCGCTGGATAAAATCATCTATGTTGGGGGCAACTCCCATCCGGCTATCCGTGAGCAGGCAGAAGCGTTCAGGGGTTCCATTCGTCAGGTTCTTGTGTTCTATATGAACGAAGCAATTCGCTCTAATAACGTAACGGTAGCAAACCACCTGCGCGATGCTGGGCACCCGGAGTTAATCCGGCTTTTAGACCTTTAAGGAGACTGACATGGCTATCACGCAGGCTATGACCACTAACTTCAAAGCCGAGATTTTGCTCGGTGTTCATGACTTCCGGCTCTCGACGGGCGATGCGTTTAAGCTGGCGCTCTACACTTCGTCGGCTACGATCAATGCTAACACCACAGCCTATACGGCTACAGGTGAGGTTGTCGGGCCGGGTTACGCTGCTGGCGGTGCGGCGCTAATTAATATCGGTGTCTCGCAGACCAATACGTCCATCTCTACAGGTACGGGTCTGACAGACTTTGAAGACTTGACCTTTGCCAACTCGACCATCACGGCGCGTGGGGCGATAATCTATAACACGACGCCTTCGGCTAACGGGGTGGACGGCAACCCACTTACGAACCCCACTGTCTGCGTGCTTGATTTCGGTTCGGATAAGATTTCGACTAACGGTGACTTTACCATTATCTTCCCCGCCCCCAGCGCTTCGTCCGCCATTATTCGGATTTCGTAAAGGACTACCTCATGGGGTTAGTACTAAAAGACCGTGTAAAAGATACCACGACCTCTACAGGTACGGGGTCCGTAACGCTGTCTGGCGTTCCCCCGGTAGGGTTTCAGGGCTTCACGGCTATCGGTAACGGCAACACAACCTACTACACCATCGCAGGTGCATCTCAGTGGGAAGTCGGTCTCGGCACATATAATGCCGGAGTTCTTAGCCGCGACACGGTGTTCGAGAGCAGCAACGCAAACGCACTGGTGGACTTTAATGCTGGGGTTAAGGACGCATTCGTTACTCTCCCTGCCGAAGTCGTAGCGCAACCCATCCGGTTAGTAGCTTTCTTCTTCATCGACACACCACCTGCTAGTCAGACGCTGATGATGTACACGGCGACCGAGGGCTTGACCTTCCTCGATGATTTCGCTGGCTCTTATGGCTACTGCGGTACTTTTCCAAATGTGAGCTACGTGATGAACGTGCTCAAGAACAACTCAAACGTAGGCACTGTGACGGTCGATACGAGCGGAAACTTTACCTTTGCCACTACAGGCGGTGCGCTTACCCTCGCCGCAGGGGATCAACTTAAGGTCGCAGCACCGGGTAGCCCGGTCGAGAATATCGCCAACGTGTCTATCTCATTCCGGGGGACATACTGATGGCTGTCGTTTTTACCGAGGGTTTTGACTATTATAACGGTTTCGGCACCTCCACCACCACTACGGTTGGGGTACGTTCTAGGTGGCTATGCACCAATACTAACTCTTTAACACCGGGACGCTTTGGTGGTCAGGCTCTGCTTGTTGGTACCCCCAATGACCCAGTCAATGCTCAGATGCCAAGTACATATAATTCTGGTTGCGTAGGTTTTGCATATAGGATGTCTAGCATTGGCTCTAATGATTCTTCTTTTGGTATATTCGGTGTTTCTGCTGGAAACACAGCTGCGGCGTATGCAAACACACCTCCGCAGTTCTATTTTAATGTTAATACTAGTATGCTTTTAGAGGTTCGTCGGGGAGGAGGTACTGTAATCGCCACGGCCACAACGCCTATTGCAATCGGTGCTTGGTGCTACATAGAAACAGAGTTTGTTATTAGTGATACCGTTGGTGAACTGCGGGTTTACCTAAATAACAACCCTACCCCGGTTATTAATATTTCCGGGGTGGACACCAAAGGTCAGACGGCCTCAGGGTTTAACTTTATATCTTTTTGTAGCATTAACGTAAGCGGGGTAGCCTGTACTTTTGACGACGTTTATGTCACCGATACCCCCACGCACCTTGGTGAACAGCGGATTATTACATCCTACGTCAATGGCGACTCATCGACGGATTTCTGGACATCTAGTACCGGCGGAGCCGCGCCCTACACGATGCTCGACGAGATCACTTGTGATGCGGACGTTACTTATGTCTCGTCCAATACGTTTAACAGCCGTATAGTTCTCACGGTACCTGCTCTCCCAGTACCACCGACTACGGTTAACGCCGTTCGTATCGTTGGTTTTGCACGCAAGGATGAGACTCAGTTACGCCAGATTGCGCTGGAGTACCAGAATACAGCGGGCGCGGTATCGACAGGTAGTACATATACGCTCAATACGAGCTACGTATATATGCAAAATCTCTACGCCCAGAACCCATTAACCGGTAACCCATGGACAGCGACTGATGTCAACTCCATGAAAATCGGCGCTCGTGTAGTTACGTGAGGTAAATTATGGCCGTAGTTTACGTTGAAGGTTTTGATGCTTATAACGGTACGGACAATGTCACTGCTACGGCGGTAGGGCTAGCCACACGTTGGTCTATTACTGGGCCATCGGGTCTAGCTGCTGGGCGGTTTGGGGGTCAGGCACTAGAACTGCTAGTTGGTGGCTCTTCAATTAGGTATGTTGTAGGTGCTCTGCCCGCATCTTACCCCACAGGCACACTTGGGTTTGCAATGCGGCAGACTTCCGCATTTACCAGCTCCTCTTCCGTCGGGAAGCTTATATCTATGAATGAGCAAATCAACATATATCCAAATAATGACGGTTCGCTTTCTGTGCGTCGTAGTACGACTGTGCTGGGCACTACTGCGCCGGGTTTAATAGCTATCGGTGCTTGGAATTATGTAGAGTTGGAGTATGTTATTAGCACAACGGTGGGCATGTTTAACTTATATTTAAATGGCTCACTTGTGCTGTCCGCTTCAGGTGTAAATACTCAAGCTTTAGGGACAGATACTACTACTAGTATAACTATGAATTCAAATAGCACAGCCGCTGTAAACGGGGCAGGTTATCTAATAGACGATTTATACCTGACAGACACCCCCGCTCGTCTCGGTGAGCAGCGGGTGGTTACTGTTGTCCCGACTAGCGACGGTACTCCCTCTCAGTGGGCGGCTAGTGGCGGCGCTGTTGCACCTTTCACGATGGTCGATGAAGTCCTTTGCGACGGAGATACTACTTATATCTTTGACGGCACCGTCGGTGACCGAGCGGTGTTTAATATGGCGTCCACTGGGGCTACGCCACTCTCTGTAAGTGCGGTTCAGATCGGGACTTTTACCCGTAAGACAGATACCGGTACACGGGCTATCCAGCTTCAGTACGTCGATAGTGGGGGTACAGCTTACGACTCTGCTAGCCAGACGTTAGGTACTACCTACGGACGGCAAGTAAGCATACTCGAGAACAACCCAGCTACGGCTACGGCGTGGACCCCAGCGGAGGCTAATGCTCTCAAGACCGGCGTAAAGGTATCAGTCTAATGCCAGTAGGTAATTTCACTTGGTTCAACCAAGCCCTCATCAAGATGGCAAACGGTACCATCGACATGGCAGGGACCGACTTCTATGCGGCCCTGACGCTCACTGCTCAGCCTTTGACGGCTGCATTTAATGGCACTTCTGGGGATTGTCGCTACTCCGACCTCACGTCTCAGACTGCTAACGGCAACGGCTATACAACTGGAGGTCTAGCGCTCACAGGCGAAAGCCTGACGCGCACCACAAACGTGGTAAAGTGGACTTCCGACAATATTGCATGGACCATCACAGGGGCGGGTATCACTTGCCGGTATATCGTTATATACGACAACGCGGCGACCAACAAAGACCTGCTTTGTTTCTGTGACCTAGATACGTCGGCAACTGCTGACTTGACTGTATTAGCTGGGCCGCTTTGGGTTACACCAGACGCTAACGGCATTTTGAGGTGGACTACATAATGGGACTTCTTCTTAACCGCGCAAAAGCTGATACTGCGACAACAGGTACGGGAGCAGTGACGCCCGGTGCTGCGGTAGCACCTTTCCAAACGTGGAGCGCTGCCGGTGCTACTACAGGCTTTTGGTATGATTACCTTATTGAAGATGGTGCTTCGTGGGAAATGGGCGTTGGGTTTTATAACGGTACTACGCTTACGCGTCCCGGCCCCGGCACTGATCCTTGGTTCACATCTTCGACCGCATCGCTTCTTAATCTTAGCGGGACAGCCACCGTGGCTTGCGTAGCTAACAAGGATACCCTTGGGGCGGATGGTCCATTTATGCCGCCACTCGCTTCATCTTTCTCGTTGCAATCTGGTGACGCTACAAACCTTACACTTGCAAACAATACGCAAGTGGGGCTTACCGTTGATGCCGGTGCACCAGTTGCTGGTAACATTGTACGGTTCGCATATCGCACACTAACCACCAAGACTTCCGACTGGGTTATGGTCGCCCATATTAATAGTTTAATACCCACCACTTCTTTTTCCGGTTTAGGGTTGATGATGTATGACAGCGTGGCGAACCGCAGTCAGGTCTTTTTTGTTCAATCAGCTTCGCCGTTTTTCATAGTAGCAAACTGGCCCGGCCTTGCGGGATCGCCCACTACAGTTGCAAGTTACATCCCCGCTGGCGTTTTCCCCAAATGGTTTCGTATACAGCACGTCTCACCCAATTATTTATTCGATGTAAGTTTCGACGGCGTTAGCTGGGTAAACATATATACCATTGCTGCCACTACATGGCTCACAAACAGGGCGGATAGGGTCGGACCGGGTATCTATTATGCCCGCACTACGGGGGGACGTCTGTTCCAATCCATCCCTTATTTTACCCTTACTGGTCCGGGTGTTTAATCTGTGGCGGGTTTCGACCCCGTAGGTAGTACTCCCGTTGGTGCCGTTGGCACCAGCACTATTACCGGTGCCTTTTTTAATCCCGGCACCGGCACCGCTATATTCAGTGGTGATGCACCTACTGTATCCGGGCTTATCTCTTCGGCCCGCACCTCGCAGATTACCGCTGAAGTCCTAGCTAACTACGCTTCGAACGCACGCACCTCGCAGATTACGGGCGAAGTCCTAGCGGTATACACATCAAATGCGCGTGTGTCGCAGATTGTCCGCGAGTCCCTGCTTACCGCACCTTCCCGTGTGCGTCTCTCGCAGATCGTCGTTGAAACTCTTGTTCCGGCTCTGACAGACCGCGTTGTCTCGCAATACACCGAAGAAGCTCTGACGGGCGGCGCAACCGTCCAGCAGACGAACACAAGCCAGTTTACACAAGAAGCTCTGACTGGTGATGGTGCGACCGATGCGCGTGCTAGCCAGTTTACACAAGAAGCACTGACGGGTGACGGTGCGACCGATGCGCGTACCTCGCAGTTCACAAATGAAGCTCTGACTGGTGACGGCGCTACTACGTATCTTGCCTCACAGTTCACTGAAGAAGCGCTGACTGGTGAAGGTACAAACGACCAAACCTTTATCACCTCGCAGTTCACTGAAGAAGCTCTGACAGGTGAGGGTACAAACGCCCAGACTTTCCGTGCATCTCAGTTTACGCAGGAAGCCTTAACGGGTAGCGGCCTGACCGATTACCGTGCGTCCCAATACACACAGGAAGCCTTGACGGGTGGTTCAACGGCTAGCCAAGACCGCATGAGCCAGTTCACCTACGAAGCCCTGACCAATGGCGCAGGGTTAGTAAACACCCGGACGAGCCAGTATACGGTCGAAGCACTTACGGGTAGCGCAGTACTCAATATTCGTGTAAGTCAGGTTACGTACGAAATTTTGCGTTCGATCTCCACCGTGTGGCCGAACTCACAGCTTGTGAATACTTAGGAGCTAAATATGGCTATTGTGCTTATTGACGGTTTTGATGTCTACAACGGCGTTCAATCTAACATTGGGCTTCAGGCTAACTGGAACTGCGTAACGCCTACTTCCATTACTACGCCAGCAGGGCGGTTTGGCGGTCAAGCTGTGTCTATCGCTCCACTTAGCTCATCGAGCGGTAGCAGCCCTAGCATGTATAAGGCGTTCACCGGGGCTACTTCATGCACCGTAGGTTTTGCGCTTTACACCGATTCTCTCAACTCAGGATGGACCGCAACCACTGCATGGCATGCGGCTTTACGTAGTGGTACAACGGAGTACGTCAATATCCTGTTTAATGCCATTGGCGGTATTACAGTTAAACGCGCTACAACCGACCTCGGCTCCTCAGTTCCGGGCCTTTTTGCTGCGGATAACTGGTACTTCATCGAGATTGAAACGGTCATTAGCGACACGGTTGGCCGAGTCACGGTGTATGTGAACGGCGCTTCGGTGCTCAATCTCACCAACCAAGATACCAAGAACGGCACAGCTACCACGGTAGATAACGTAATGTTTCAGTCTGGCATCGCCTTTTCCGGTGCCTCGGAGTACGGCACATATTGGTACGACGATCTCTACCTAACGGACACCGGCACCAAGCTGGGTGAAAGCCGCGTCGAGACGCTATATCCAAATGCCGATACTGCTGTGAAGCAGTGGACTCCGCTTACTGGCACCGAAAACTACGCGATGGTCGATGAGACGCTTTGCGATGGCGACACGACTTATGTCTACGCCTCTTCGACTGCCACGGATAACTATGACTTCGGCAACCTGTCGGATAACCCATCAGCGGTACGTGCGGTACAAGCGGTAACTTTTGCTAAGAAGACGGATACTGCAACGCGGAACCTCTACCTCCAGACTGTTAGTGGTGCGACAACGAGCGATGGCCCAGCTATCCCGCTGCTCTCAACCTACACGCGCTTCAACCGCATAATGGAGACTGACCCTAATACTGCGGCGGCTTGGACATACCCCAACGTCAACACGGTTAAGGGTGGACCGAAGATTTTGTGAGGTAACTAATGTCTATTATATTAGGCCAACGCTCGCTCTCGCGCCTCGAAGGGGTGCATCCTGATCTGGTACGCGTCGTCAAGAAGGCAGCGGCTATGTCGTCACTTGACTTCACCGTGCTAGAAGGACTGCGCACACAGGCGCGCCAGAAGCAGCTCTTCGCGCAGAAGGCCACAAAGACGCTGAACTCGCGCCACTTGACTGGTCACGCAGTGGATATCGCTCCTATGCTTAACGGTAAAGTGTCGTGGGACTGGCCACTGTACAACAGGCTGGCCAAAATCATTAAGGCTGCTGCGGTAGCTGAGAAAGTTCCGCTCACTTGGGGCGGGGACTGGCGGACGTTCAAAGACGGACCGCATTGGGAGCTTCCTTGGAAGCAATATCCGAAAGGGAAATGATATGAATAAAGAAGAATTATACGGTGTTGCCCGTGCTATCCTCGCCGCGATTGGTGGGATTATCGTAGGCAAAGGCTGGATTGATAACGAAACGGCTATGGCTCTTGCTGGTGCAGGTGCTACACTTGCGGCTGCTATCTGGTCGGTAAAGGCAAAGCGCAAGCAAGCCTAATTAGCCTCTAGCGAAGGGAGGGAGACTCGTATGTTTGGGTTTTTCCCCTTCGCAACGGCACCGTTTGCTGATGCAGGCACCGTAGCTGTACCCGTAGTTGTTTCGGTTACTGGCGTATCTGCTACAGGTAGCCTCGGTACATCGACCTTTAAAATTACGGCTAACGTGCTAGTTGTTGGTGTTCAGGGTATAGGTCGTGTCACTAGGCCCCTTCTATGGAGTCCTATCGTTGACAACCAGACTGCTAACTGGCAAAATATAGACGACGGACAAATACCTGTCTGGACACACGTTAACACGAACCAATCTTCGGGCTGGCAAGTTATTAACGACTCGCAAACAGGGGGCTGGACGCCAGTTAACGACAACGCCCCTAACACTTGGGACACGATACCCACGTAAGGAACTAGGATGCCGAGTACATACAGCACACTTGAACTTCAGTTGATGGCCACGGGTGAGAACTCGACCACGTGGGGCGATGTCACTAACCTCAATCTAGGCACGGCGCTCGAAGAGGCCATCGTTGGGACTGCTGGTGTGACTTTCTCCAGCGGCGACGTCATCCTTACTATGACGGATACGAACCTAACTCAGACAGCACGTAATCTGCGTCTGGTCTGTACGGGGACAACTGGCGGCGCTACCCGCAACCTTATTATCCCAACGACGGCAGGGTCGCCCCCAGCTACGTTTGAAAAGCCATATATCGTCCAGAACAACTGCGCAGATAGCATCATCGTAAAACACTCCACTGGAACCGGTGTCACTGTCCCTGCCGGTACGACCATGTGGGTCTACGCAAACGGCACCAATGTAGTTAGTGTTATAACGCACCTCACAGCGCTAACGCTCGGCGCTCCACTTGCTGTTGCGCAGGGTGGTACTGGCGGGGATACGCAAGCCACTGCACGTAGCGGTATCGGCGCTACCACGTTGGGCGGCAATATGTTTACCATCGCTAACCCCAGCGCGGTTACCTTCCCACGTTTCAATGCGGACAACACGGTCTCGGCTCTAAACGCTGCGGATTTCCGCGCTGCTATCGGTGCAAGTGGTGGCGGTGGCACTGGGACAGTCACCTCAGTTTCGGGGTCAGGTGGTATTACAGGGCTTACGCTAACTGGCGGTCCTATCACTACGTCGGGCACTCTAACGCTAGGCGGTACACTTGCTGTCACTAATGGTGGTACAGGTGCATCTGATGCAGCTACTGCTCGGACCAATCTTGATGTCCCCTCGCGTGGGGGTTCCGGCGCAAGTGGTACTTGGGGTATTAGTATCTCAGGTAGTGCAGGTTCGGCTACGACGGCTACGACGGCGACCACTGCCAACGCTCTGAATAGTTCCAATAGCTACAGCATGGTCAACCTGACGGCTTCAGGCAGCATCACAGCTTCGGGTAACGTAACTGCTTACTCTGACGCCAAGCTTAAAACTGACATGGTTCAGATACGCAATGCGCTTGATAAGGTTGGGGCGCTAACTGGCTATACCTACACCCGTATAGATACAGGCCGTCGTGAAACAGGTTTAATTGCGCAGGACGTTCAGGCCGTGTTGCCGGAGGCAGTCGTGGATAATGGTGGCACTCTGTCGCTGGCTTATGGTAACCTTGTTGGTCTCCTTGTCGAGGCTATAAAGGAACTACGCTACGAGGTGGACGCGCTACGGAAGGCTGACTAATGACTTTACCGACCGGAACTATTTCAATGAGCCAAGTTAACGTAGAGTTAGGACTTTCTCCTACGGCGTTGATTTCGCTCAATGATAGCGCCGTGCGGGCGTTGGCCGGTGTGCCTTCTGGTGCCATTTCCATGTCCGACCTGTGGGGCAAAAGTAGCTTCTCTATCTCTGGTGGCACCGGGTCTGTATCAGGCTCTGATACGCGTCTCGGCGCGGGGTCGAAGACCGTCACGACTTCGTCTGCATTTGCGGGTACCGTTGCGGGCGGTACAGCACCTTACACATATCTGTGGGAATATGTCAGCGGGGATACATTCAATCCCAATACGCCCACATTAAGCGACACTACCTTCTCAAAAATTATGACGGTGTCCGTTGGGGAGACCGTAGAAGCAACTGGCGTATATCGCTGTCGGGTAACAGATAGCGCAAGCAATGTTATATACGGGCCAAATTGCACGGTATTCACGATGTTGACGGAGACAAGTTAACTCATGCCATTCATCAAGCTCCAGTTTAAACCCGGCGTGAACCGCGACCAGACCGACTACTCCAACGAGGGTGGCTGGTATGAGTGCGACAAGATACGGTTCCGCTCAGGTTATCCTGAGAAGCTTGGTGGTTGGGTTAAGGCAACGCCTACGCCGTTCATCGGTGTGTGCCGCCAAATGTGGAACTGGGTTACCTCCTACACTGACAACTTGCTGGCAATGGGCACGAACGATAAAGTGTACCTTGAGGTAGCTGGTAACTACAACAACATAACGCCACTGCGTACCAGTACGCCTACTATTATTACCCCCAACACCGACAACAGCATAAACACGACAGACACTTCGAGAACGATTACCGTTAACTTGGGCATTCCTCACGGCTCGGTAACCGGGGCGTATGTGCAGATAAGTGGCGTGGTAGGCCCAATAGGTGGTGTGCCTGAGTCAGAGCTAAATGCTAACCATAAAATCACCGTGGTTGATGCCGACTCGTTTACTTTCGAGGTAACTACTGCCGCCACTAGCACTGTAACTAGCGCTGGCGGTACAGCGATTGTAATCGAGTTTGAGCTTGAACCCGGCAACGCTATCGCAATAGGCGGCTACGGTTGGGGTGTTGGAACTTGGGGGCGCGATGCTTGGGGTCTCGGTGTTACGAGTGCTCCTATCTTGCTACCGCAGCGCGACTGGTGGTTTGACAATTTCGATAACGACTTAGTCATGAATATCCGCAATGGTGAAGGTTACTGGTGGGTGCGTGGTTCACTTACAGACCCTGCTACTGCGCTAGCTACCCGAGCTATTCGGCTTGTTGATTATGCTGACGCTGCGGGCTTCGACCCTGCTGCTGTCCCGATCCAGATTATGCAGTTGCTGGTATCCCAGCAGGACAAGCACCTTATTGCTTTCGGTGCGGTTCCATTTGGTAGTACGAACGTCGATGACTTTGACCCGCTTCTTATCCGTTGGGCTGACCAAGATACACCTGAAGATTGGACCCCTACACAGACTAATACAGCTGGTGACCTCCGGGTTTCACGTGGCTCGCGTATCGTACGGGCACTGCCTACTCGGCAGGAAATTCTTGTGTGGACCGATACACACCTCTACACTCTCCAGTTCCTAGGCACGACCGATGTGTTTGGCTTGCAGGAATACGCAGACAACATCTCTATTGCATCACCACGTGCGATGGCTTCGGCAGCTAACATTACCTACTGGATGGGGCAGGATAAGTTCTATGCCTACACTGGTCGTGTTGAGACGTTGCCTTGCACCTTGCGTAACCACGTGTTTAACAACATTAACTTCGACCAAGCAGACCAGATTGTCTGTGGTACCAACGAGCAATGGAACGAGGTCTGGTGGTTTTACCCTACGGCGGGCAGCGACTATAACAACGCCTATGTGGTCTATAACCACCTTGAGCGCATCTGGTATTACGGGTCTATGGACCGCACTGCGTGGCTTGATACTCCGCTTCGCCGGAACCCGCAGGGTGCAAACACAAGTGTGATTGTATCAGGTAACTCAGTAGTTACAGGTGAAGGCTTACTGTATAACCACGAGAATGGCGTTAACGACGACCTGCTGCCTATGGACAGCTATATCCAGTCAAGTGATTTTGATATTGAGGATGGCGACCAGTTCATGCTTACTCGTCGTATGTTGCCTGACATTAGCTTTGATGGTTCGACGGCTACATCCCCCGAGGTTACACTTCAAGTTCGCCCACGCAACTTCCCCGGCGCTCCGGTCCCTATCGACCCTGCGGATACCCAG